GTTTTGTCAAATGCGACCCATACACACAATTAATGGATGGACCATGGTACGTAATATACCTAGGAGCCTCGAAAAAGATTCCATGTGTGTGATTCCTCTCATCAACAACAATTTGGTGAGGAGATGGATGGGTGCCGTCGGAGAGGGTGGAGCACATAGCTGTGCTGGGGTCCCTGTCATGCAGAGCTTCTACATGGCATACACTCGCAACGGCTGTTCCCCCGGAAAGCTTACTTCACACCCGCTCATCCGTGAGAAGTATCAAAGCTTTGGCAGGGCTGAGGAGAAGGTGTTGCAGAGGGAAATCACTCCCACCGCACGACTTCATGTATTCATTGCATGGGGTATAACACCTGATGAGCAAGTAGCCCTCGAGTCGTATTACGATTCTTGGACCTACTTTCCAGAGCCTGGTGATATTGAGACCGTAAACCCATTTCTCAATGTCATATGCCTTCCACGGTAATTTCTGTGGGCCCGGCTGGTCTGGTGGAACTTACCAGTCATCCGCGGTCACCGACGTATCCCCTGTTGACGAGCTTGATTCGACGTGTAAAACGCATGATGAAGTTTATTCGCGGGGTGGTAACCTGCTCGAAGCAGACCTGCAATTCGCCAAAACCAACCTTCACAGCCTGCAGACCAAACGGGCAATCTATGGGTTGGGAGTCGGTATGCAAGGCCTGGCCAGAGCTGTCGGTGCACTGCCCACCAGGGCCCGAGATATTCGCACCACAAAACAACCCAACTTACGAATGTCAACCAAAACCAAACCGCTTCCACCCACTAAGGGCAAACCTGCTCTCCGTGGGCCACTACAACCAACACCCGGCCGACGAATCAAGTCGCCAAAACCCACCACCCAACTACCAAGCCTGCAAACCTGTATGGCTCCCGTCTCAATTGGGACCTCCATCCGGAGCATCAAGCCAACCACCACGACTTCCGGTCAATCCACTACAGTGCGGGGCAGAGAATTTCTTGGACCAGTAACGGTCCAGAACCCTCTACTCTTCGAACTGGCTGGGGTATATCCCCTGCACCCGGCTTACTACACTGCATCCACCATGGGTCAATATGCCCGCATCTACCAACACTTTCGCTTTCGCAAGGCAACCATTCATTTCGTGACACAACAGCCCACCACTATAGTAGGTGACGTAGCCCTCTGTTACGCGAAGAATGCAACCGAGCCGGCAGAGAATGGAGGTTCAGCGGCATTTTACCCACGCGTGATGACACGTGGAAACGCATTGATTGGACCAGTTTGGTCTAACCATAGCATGAGAGTCGAGTGCGACGACCAGTGGAGGCTTATGGACGCTCTCACGAGCGATGCCTTCGCTAATAACGTCAACGGAGAGATTCAAATCTACAGCAACGCCCCAACCACGGCTACGCTAGGTTATCTTTTGATCGATTATGAACTCGAGGTGAAGAACACGATGCTAACACCACACACTGGATTCATGCCTGTTCCAACCGGACCCGGCTGTCTCACATCTTTTGTGTTCCCAGCTTACGTCGCTGGCGGTCCAATTACGACCAACATAGTCACTACCCCTGCTACCCAGTACACACCCACCAACTGTCCTGCCGGCACCATGTTGAGATGTTTGCTCATCACAACTGGCACCACTGCCTCCACGCAAACAACCGTTACTACCATTCACGGAACTTCCACCACCCCAGTGTCTGCTGGCTCATTGCTAGCACTTACTGATGGCGCTGAGTTCTACGTGGTGAGTGATGGAACCGCTTGGTGGTTTTACGCCTCTTACAACTACGCCTTCTCAGGCTCAGGCAGTGGACAATTGTTCTGGGGTATTTCGCAAGGATCTGGACTGGTCTACAACTGCATCTCCTACGCCGTTCGCTACGGTTACACTACTTCCAATAACGCAAATTAACACCACTCACTCCAGGAGCCGCTGACGAATGCATCATCCGAATAACTAATAAAATAATAAAAATTCTACGTTCAATATCCCACGATGAGTGGGCATAAAATCATAAATTAAATAAAAATGTTAGTAAAATGCACATTACTTGTTCGTCACTACAAATAAACTACGAAAATCAAATAAACAAATTGTCGTTCCCATTGCTCTGGGTCGTCAGCCGAGCTC